AAGATTTCCGTTAATCTTAACTCTTCCACCAGTTGAACCTGTTGAATCAAATTTACCGTAGATTAATGGTGTTGATGTTAAATGATTAGATATATAAAGATTGTCAGATGTGGTTTCATTTCTACCTGCGTTATAGCCAAGGAACACATTTCGTGAGCCAGTTACATTTGACCTACCAGAACCTCCACCAACTGCTGTATTAAATTCTCCAGTTGTTAATGCTGTGGCAGTTCCTATAAAACCTGAGCCAGTTCCACCAACTTGAGCAGAACTAATTGTGTATGTTTGTAATCTGTGCCCATTACCATTGGTTGTTATTGTAACTGATGTTACTGATCCTCCAGAAATAACAACTGTGGCTAATGCGTTGGTTGTATTAAGACCTGCTGTTTCTGGTGTAAGTGTTACACCTGTGTAAGTACCGTCAGTATATCCTGAACCAGCATTTGTAATTGCAAGTGTTGCAATAATAGATGTTGCTGCTCTGTTTGAACCAGCACCAAGAGAAGTATTCTGAATTCCTACAGTGGAGAAAAGAAGTGATTCTCCACCAACTGCAGTATTATTATTGCCTGTAGTATTATTTCCAGCAGCAGCAGCACCTATGCCCATGTTGTTATTACCAGTTGTATTTTTATTTAATGCCTCTGTTCCAATTGCCATATTAGAAACACCAGTAGTGTTGGCTGCTAATGTACTATTACCAAGACCAACATTTTTAGTAGCAGATGTAGTTGCTGCTAAAGCATTTATGCCAAGAGCAGTGTTATCTGTACCCGTTGTAAGTGCTGCTAATGCTCCTGAATCTGTAAAACGAATATTTGTTGTGCTAAGTATCTGTGAACCACTTGCTCCAGTTGCTCCAGTAGCCCCTGTTGCTCCAGTATTTCCAGTTTCTCCTTGGATGCCCTGAATTCCTTGCTCGCCTTGAATTCCTTGTGCTCCAGTATTTCCTGTTGCTCCAGTAGCCCCAGTTTCGCCTTGGATGCCTTGTTCTCCTTGAATTCCTTGTTCGCCTTGGTTTCCCTTTGCTGCAATTAAAGTCCAGAAAGTTCCTTCTGATGGAGTATCTCCAACATTTCCTCCATTAGAGTTAATGCGATACCAAGTTTGTCCATTGTAAGTTGCAACATCTCCTACTGCATATGCTGCACCACCATTGTAAGCACCTGTAAAGTTCCACAATGCATCTTCGCCTGCTTCGCCTTGAATTCCTTGGATGCCTTGTATTCCTTGAATACCAACAGCACCATTTAAGTTTACATTCCAAGAATTAAATGTTCCAGAACCTGATTTGTGTTTTACTTCTATAACCAAAGAGCCAGTTGATTGATTGTAAGATACAACTTCTCCAACCATATAATCATCAATGTCATGTGCAACAATTACTGATTGTGCAATTGAATAATCTAAGTTTAAATCAACAGTTGTTAATGTTATTTGTCCACTTGAAACAATTGTTAATGATGTTGTAGATGTTGTGTGGTAATGGTCTCCATCAACACCGTTAGTTCCGTTTGTTCCATTAGTTCCTGCAGGGCCAGTTGCTCCTGTATTTCCAGTATCGCCTTTGATTCCTTGGATTCCCTGAATTCCTTGTGGCCCAGTAGCACCAGTAGCACCAGTGTTTCCAGTATCTCCTTTGAGTCCTTGAATTCCTTGCAATCCCTGAATTCCTTGAATTCCTTGAATTCCTTGATTTCCAGTATCGCCTTTATCGCCTTTAGGCCCAGTCGCACCAGTCGCTCCAGTTGCACCAGCAGGGCCAGCAACACCTTGAATTCCTTGTGGGCCAGTAGCAATTGCTAAACCTGATGCAAGTACTTTTATTTTCTCTGGAGAGATAACTTCAACTTCTCCATTAAGTAGTGCTGATTCAGATGTTACTTTTACATAACCAAGAGTCATCGTGTCACATCCTCTTCTACAATTATTTGTCCTCTAAGGACAGTTGAAACACTATTGTTTGTTGAGTTAGTTCCCTGTATATCAAAATAACTTATCAATGGAAGTGTTGAGTTATTGAGGACAATGTTTAGAGCGTTATCAGCCTTGGTTATGGTGAATGTGGTTAATACTGTTGCATCTGCTGGATATTCTCTAACTTTACCTGTAAAAGTCCAGTTTGTTAGGTCAATTGCAGCATCGTTCTCGTCTACCAGAACCACTGTCATTTGTGTGGTGTCGTTACGGTAAGTTTGCCATTCAACTGATGGTGGCACTAAATTAAGGGTTTCCATTGATTTCCTCCAAAGGTTAATCTACTTCTATTGTACAATTGATGTATGTTGACTTTAAACCCTGAAATTATTGCTGCCTTTGCATCAGCAACCGTACTGATCCTAGGAGCCTTCTTTGGGTTCTCTAAGTGGATGATTAGCAAGTTCCTATCTGAACTGAGGCCAAATTCTGGGTCCAGCATGAAAGACCAAATTACAAGACTAGAGAGTCGTGTAGATGATATCTACTCAATTCTAGCAAAGGAGCATCATGGCTAAGAATGTATATTACGAAGGTAAATTGATTCCAGTTAAAGACTGGGACTACGATACAAAGCGACCTAAAGTTAAGCAGAAAGAATCTAAAACGATTACGGTAGAACTACTGCCAGAGGTGCAACCAAGCACTGAAGAATAATTTAATAACAAAACCCTCTCCTTTAGTTATCAGACATGGTTGGAGAGGGTTCTGCATTTCCTGGAGGCAGTCCAGAAATCTAGTTGTATATCAAATTTCTTACTTCACTAACCATAGTTGTTGCATTGTCTGAAGTTTTTATTGGTCTATAGTCTGAAGTTCTAATTACTCTTCCTAATGTTTCGTTGTACCAACTACCTGGCATATCTTCTATAGGATATACACCTAATTCATCCCATTCGTATCCATTTTCACTTGTATGAACTGTAATGTTCCATTGCAAGGTAGTACGCATAAAGAGTGTTTGAACTACAAAACCTGTAACATTATCTTTTAGTTCACCTAAATCATAAACAAAAGTTCTTTCTCCGTGTCCTGTAATTCCAGTTGGCCAATAATAACCATCTACAACAGTTCCATCATTTAGTTTTGGAGTTGCTATAGGAGCACTTAATCTAATTGCATTTGCTTGGTTTAAACTCAATCCTTCTGTAGGAATTGCAGTTCCACCTTGTGGCCAAATTCCACCAGTTGTTCCATCTTGAGCAAGTTCTACATAGGCACCTGTGTTTGAATCAGTTAGTGATGGACCTAAATAGGTAAACACATTTCTTGCTGGGAACCAAGGCACTGTTCCTCCTTGATACCAATTATAATTTCCTGTAATTGGATATAAATTCTTGAGTATCCAGAATGGGTCAAACCCATTAATCTTAGGACCACTTGGAGAATTAAATCTAAACCTCATGTATCTAATTCTTCTGTATTGCGTCATTTCTGGAGTTGCATCTGTTAGACTTCTTCCAAGAGGATATGTTTCTCCAACTACAGTATCAGGAACATTAATTTGATAGTAAGTGTTGTCGCCAAAGGCTTTGTTAATAAATCCAGCCCTTTTCCAATCGTTTCCATCTCTACTTACTTCTATGTCGTATCTTTTATTTGTTGTAAACCTCATTCCTGTAATTTGAATTGATGTAATATCTAAGTATTCTTGCTTCATGTCAACTGTAAACTGTAAACCAACATGGCCACCTGCCGAAGCATAGGTTGGCGTTGCTTGCTTATAACTTGCAACCCAAAATGTTGTGTTGTTTCCTTGAAACCAAGATGAAACAAGTTCTTGCTCAATTGCTCTTGTACTTCTTGTGTAATTAACTCTTGTATCTCTGCGTGGTGTCAGAAAATTTGTGTATTCGTGATAATTAATAATATCAACATCTGAAACTTTGGTGCCTGCAAACCCACGATTAATATCTATTCGTTTTATTGATAAATAGTCTTGACTTGTTGAAAGGACATCATTGTCTGCAAGTGTATAAATATCTTCTATACACTCTATTGCACCTTTAATTTTAAATCTAATATATCTAATTGGTAGAGATTCGCTTTGTGTTGCTGAGAAAGTTGTTGTAACAGTAGTTGTTCCAAAACTGTTTGTTGCAGCACAAGATACTGTTACGCTTCCTGATAAATCGTAGAAAGTAGTTGGAGTTCTGCCAGTTGCACTTTTTCCATTTCCAAAGTTCCAAAGATAACTTGATGCTGCTTCACCAACAAAGTTAAATGTATAAACTCCACGACCATCACGACTATAGGAAATTGAACCTTGAGGAGCAGCACCTGCAACTTCTAATAAAATGCTTGATGTAATTGTATATCCATAGATTGTTGTTAGTGTTAAGATAATTGTTTTTGTTCCGTTAACAACATAATTAACTGTTGGTGTTGTAGATGTTGAAGTAAACCCATCGTCTAAATCCCACGCTTGGCTAACAATAAGTGATGGGTCTGAAACTACATAAGATAGATTAAAGTCTGTTAATGTGGTTCCACTTGAAGGGCTAACGCTAATAATTGGATTTCCAATTGATGTATCTTGATATGCAACATTTCTTAATTGAAGAGTTACATCCCAAGTGTCGTAACTTATTGCGTGGTTAACACCTACGATTGCGTATTTTCTATCAATAACTAAAGATTCATTTATTTCATGAACAATATTGATAGTAAATGGCCAGTCTGAAAATCTTGCTAAGTCACGATATTTTAAACCATCAAAAGTAATTGAAAATATTTCTCTGATTGGCTCAGACATTTCTTGTAATACTTCATTTGCAATTGCTTGCATGTCTTCAATATCATTTGTTGAGACAGTAACATTTGCCTGAGTTCTTCTCCACTCGTTAATTGCATTATTGTTTGTGGCTCTAGCAGTAGTAGAAAGTCCTTTTACAGTTAAATCATTTACTACTCTTTCAAATCCATCGCTAATTTTAATTGATTTATATGAGTTACCTGTACCGTCAGATTTAAATGAACCAAATTGACTGCTTAAGTTATATCCAGAAAGATTATAAGGATTAATAGGACTGTCTTTATCGCAAGCAGTATAACGAAAATTAGTTGATTGTCTATTTGGTAATAAATATCCTAAATCTGTTTTTGCTCTTATTGTTAATGCATCCCATGCAGTTGTGTTTGCTGAAATAGGACCAGTAGCATATTCTGGTCTGTCTGCAATATATTGAAAGAAGCCAGTTACATAATCAAACTCTTCTGAATATTGCATAGCGTCAAGTAGTTCTTTTGTTGTCCAATTTTCTTGTTGAGCAATAAATGCATCAGACAATACATGCTTATTTAATTGTCCAATTAAGTCTACTGCTGTAATTGTAACTATTGAATCTTCTGTTTTTGGTCGGTAATCTACATTGATGCCTTCAATAAAACCATTAAAGATTGTTGAAGAACTAAGAGGATTACTTCCTCTTGCAGTAATGCGAATTCTATTATTGTATTTAACTAAAGTATTTTGATAAGGGTCAAGGTTTAAGTTTCTAGTCGTTATAATCATTTGACCAACATCAGGCATTGTAAAGGGCCCTTGATATTCTTGGGCACCTCGTTTAATATCTACATTAATTATGCCTTCTGTATACTCTTCCCAAATATCTGTTTCAGTGTTGTATAAATAAAGTCTAAGAAAATCTTCTGCTTTCATTATAGTTCTACTCTCTGACCAGGAAGTGCTGAAACTCTTGCGTACTTATCAATTGCGGTTGTTACTGCTCTACCAACAGAGTAAGGGTCTGAACCAGCACCTGCGTTAATGGTAATGTTGTATGTTCCAACATCTGCTCCTGATCCGCTAATTGATGGAACAAAAAAATCGCTATTCATTAAGTCGCTTAATTTTGCTACTGTAACAACAGTATCATCAATATCAAATGTTTCATTAGCAGCATTCCAATCAAGACCAAGTCCAGCAAGTGATGGATAATTTACTGATGCACCCTCAATTTGAGTTGCAAGGTCTGCTTGTGTTACAAAATTACTGAAGTCTGGAAGATTTAATGCATCTACACTCAGGTCAGGAATTATTTCTCCAAAGAAATTTTCAAAGTTATTCTTAAGATATGTTTTTTCTGCGTTTAAACCACTCCATAAACCTTGAGCAATATTTTTACCTATGCCACCAAATACTCTGGATGGAGACCTGATTCCAAGTGCTTTCTTTGCAAAACCTACAACGCCACTAAACAAACCTGTGACTTTATCTTTTAACCAGCCAACCATGTTTGACATTCCTTGCCATAAACCTTCAACAATGTCTTTACCAACTTCAAACATTTTGCCTGGAATTGATAGATATGCAGAAACAATTTGTCCAACAAATCCAACAACCTTATCTTTAAACTCCATTACCTTGGCCCAGGCTTTTGGAATTACATCTTTAATCTTTTCCCAAAGTTTATCAACTGCCTCTGTTACAGTGTCCCAGTTTTGCACAAGCAATACGATTGCTGCAATAACTAAGCCAATACCAAGGCCTGCTAAAGCAATCTTTAATAAGTTAGTTGCAATTGTTGAAAGACCAATACCTGTAGCAGTTGTTCCACTTACTACACCAAGGGTAACTAATGATGCCTTCATGCTTGCTAGGAAAGTTAATGTTAATGCTCCAACAATAAGAAGTGCTCCTAGTCCAATTACAACATTCTGAACTGGGCCTGGCAAATTATCAAATGCTGTAAATAATTGTGTTAGGAAATCAATTCCTTTTTCTAATATTGGTAGAACCTTTCCACCAAGTTCTTCTTTAAAGTTTGCTAAGGCTACTTCAAACTTTTGTGTTGATGTAGCATTCTTTGCTGCAGCATCGTCATATTTTACTGAGCCTTCACTAATTAATAAGTTAAGGGCACCTTGATTATCTCCAGCCTTAGATAATGCTTCTGCTTGGTCATAAACAGATTGTTCAAGACCTGGAAAAACCTTTGTTAACTCTGCTGCTTTTATTTCACCATCAGCAAATGCTTTGGCAAGTTTATTTCCTGCTGCTTCTGCGGATACGGCACCACCAGTAAATGCTTCTACATCTTTAAATATCTTAACAAGTTCAACAGATGATGCTTGTACATTTGCTGGCAGTCTTGAACCTAATTGTGTTGCTAAAGCAATTAATTCATCATTATCAACTGCAAGTGCTTTACCAAACTTATCAGCATCTTCTGTAATCTTTGCAAGTGCAGCAGAGCCTTCTCCAAATGTAGAGGTTGCTGCCCTCATTACTTCTTGGGCTTCTTTAGCCTCATCAATACCTTGCTTAAGAAATGTTAGACCTTGTGTTGCAAGAAATCCAGATGCAGCAATACCAGCAGCACCAGCGATGCCTTTAAGTTTAGTTGACATGCCATCAATCTGGCCATTAGCATCATTAATTCCAGAGGTAAGTTTATTGGTCTGAGCAACAATATCTATTGTTATCTGATTAGCCATTACTTCTTCCTCCTGTTAAGTGCCGTCACAATTGCACTATATTCTTCCAGCGTCATGTCCCAAAACTGATCTGGCGTGTATCCTGTCTCTAAACAGAACACAGCCATTTTGCTTAGGCTGGACTCACTTCTTTTGGGTCTGTGAATTCAACTCCAGCAAGGTCATTCAATTCTTGAATTGACATATTCTCTGCATCTTCTATTGTAAGGGATGAGTTCTTTCGCTTTGCCATCATATATTGCATAGCGAATGCTAGTTTTGCTTTGGACTTGCTTTCAGTCCATTCGTCCATTGGTAGGTCAAGATATTGTTCAACCTCTGCAAGTTCTTTCCACTTGAGGGTTTTCATTAAGTCAAAGTTTTCCATTTTACTGCCTCCTGTTAGTTTAAGTCGTACTTTTGTATTGCCTTTTTGATACTGTCATTGTATTTCTCAATGATGTAGCCCATATTGTTATTAACTGCTGGAGTTAAATATGGTCTTGCTTCTTTGTTCTTTGCTGGCCAACCATATTCAATTACTCCTGCATATGGTACTGCCGCACTGCCTGCTAGTATTTGTGCTTTCTCTGCTGAAGGATTACCAACAACAGATGAAGCCAAAGCACCAGTTATTCTTGGTGCCAAGGCAGAGGCTTTTTGAGATAGATTCGTACTTAGTTCTTTATTAAGTTCTATGTTTGATTCTAAATCTTTGCTAAGTCTTTTAAGTGAGTCTGTGACTTCCTTAATACCATTAACAGTTATTGCCTCTGCCATGACGACTACTTAGAATGAATTTACTCTTGTTGGCTTGCCGTCAAGAATAAAAGTAATGTCGTAAACGAAAAATTCGTTTGCTGCTCCACCAATATCTGGCAGAGTCTCTGCGTATCCACTCATTGTGAACCAAGGTTCTGCTGCTGTTGCAACTGAGTTTCCATGTGGTGCGTATGAGATGTTTACAGTCTGACCTGGGTTAGCCCAGAGAACTGAGTGCAGTGATGATGCTGCTGTATCCTGGAATCCAGTTACAGCAAGGGTAAAGTCTAAAGAGTCTTCATAGTTTCCAAAACCAAGGGTATTAACTGCAGATGAAATAACAGCATTGCTGAGATTTCCTGCATATTCTGTTCCATTGACTTCAAAAACTATTGATTTGCCTTTAATTCTAGCCATTTTAGTTTCCTCCTTCAATATCAATTGATATGTTTATGTTTGTTGCTAAAAACCTAGCACCGTTTACCTCTTGGATAAATGGCTTATCTACGGTTAATTTTGTTGCTGTGGTGTATTCCCAAATTGCAGGAACAAGAGTATCAAGAGTATCGTCAAGATTTTCTGTTTCTGTTTCATTAGTTGCATAAGGTACTAATACAAGTACTTTCCAGTTAGACGCATAGTCTGCATCGTATTGGTTTTCATATACAGTAATGAACTCAGTGTCAGGTTCCATAATCGCACAAAGTGGATTAGGTCTTGCTGGTACAAACTTATAAACCTTTGAAATACCACCAAGAACGATGGCACTCTCAAGTTCTGCTCTTACTGTTGCTAAATTCATCCGAATCTCACCATATATCTGTTAAGTAAAGGATACACACCAACGAGTGGGTCTCTAGCAGTATTGATGGGAGCACCATCATAAGTTGCATATTGAGACACACCCATTGGTGCGTTACGACGATTAAATAGTTCTGAACCAACCTCAAGATAGCAACGCTTCAATACACCAACAGGAACTTTGGTAGATGCAATATAACTTGCAACTAAGTCCTTAGATGTATCCCAGCATTCTTCTACATAGGCATCATCAGTGCTTGACGCACCTACATATGCTTTTAAGTCTGTCCAGTCCATTTTAGTCTCCTGTTAATTAATTATGCAATCTTGCAAAGTGCCTTTGGATCAGATGCTGCGATACCCAAGTATCCGTAAACTGAGAAAGAGTTTGTAAGAGTTGTGATTTCTTCGTCATTCAGACGGAATGGTGCACCAGCAGACTCATATGTTGTGAGTGCTGCAGAGTTACCTGCGTAGAATGAAAGTGCTGCAAGTGATGGGTCTACTACGATTGGTAGGCCAAGAACATTTCCTGTTAGTCCAACTGGATTAATGTTTCCGTATGTGTTAACTGTTGCACCAGTGTTTGAAAGAATTGGACGGTCCATTGTGTCAACTGTCTTAGCCATCAAACGGAATACATCTGATGAGACAAGGATGAACTCTAGTGGAAGTCCTGTATCTCCATTAACCTTTACTGCTGCTTCTGCAAGAGAATCAATGATTTCTGCAGCAGTCCAAGCACCAAGTGCTGACTGGTTGAAGTTTGCAGCATCTGCAATTAACTTAGCACGAACAGCAGCGTTTGTTGTTGCTGCGTACTTTGCGACCATTGCACGGAATGCTGTGTCAACATAGTTAATTGATGAACGCTCTACTACCTGACGAGACATATCTGTGTAACCACCGTATGTCTTGATTGGTGCAGTTGCTGAAGTAAGAGTAATCTTACCGTAGCCAAGTGTATCTCCTTCTGCTGCTTGTTCTGCAACTGAAAGTGTGTTTGTGTTTAGTACTGGGTACTCAACATTCATTCCATCTGCAGGTAGTGCCTGAGATGAGAAAACTGAGTATGTTGGACGACCTGCGTTTAGGATACGAACTGTATCTGAAACCCAAGCGTTCTTCATTACTGTGTCGCCTGAATCTGCTCCTGTAAATGTACGGTGAGCATCAACATCTCCTGCTGCTACTGCCTTTACATATTCTCCGAATGAACGGAATTGTGGTGCTGAGTTTGTTGGTGTCTTTTCTGATGCAATAACATCTAGACGACGCTCCAACTCCTCTGCGTGATTACGAACTTCGTTAATTGCTGAAGTGTAATCAGGTGTTGTGTTTTCCATGGATATTTCCTCCTGATTGGTTTCTTCTCTGACTGAAAGTACTTCAGCCTTGTCGTATGCGGGAAATGCAACTAAGGATACTTCCTTAAGATTTACCTTCTTACGAATTATTGTATTGTCTTTCTTTACATCTGTTACAGGAATAAAACCTACTGAGAAAGAA